TCGCTACCTACTTTTGGGATGCACCACTTCTCGTTACCCTGATTCCACTTCTTTAGAGCTTCTATCCACTTCATATACTCATACATAGATTATTTTCTTTTCCTATAATACAAATGGAACCCCGTGCGTATGTACCGCTTCCTGCGGTGTTACCTCGTGTTGAGCCAGTAAAGGAAGAGAAGGAAGAGCAGAAGGAAGAGCATGTTGCAAAGAAGATCCTTGTCGTTCACAGTAAGGATGTTTCACAAGAGGAACTTGCCCTCTTTAAGTTCCACGGTCGCTACCTGGTTTGGGATGACCGCTTTATGAATATCCCGTTTGAGAAGCTTCCCTACCATGACTACTTGTTTGTGGATATGCGTCAGAAGAATGCCCGTTATGCGTTGGGTTCTGTCAATCTAATGGATTATGGCGTTGTATGCTATGTTCCGTGGTTTCACAAGGGTGAGAAGTTTATAGATCAGTTGGCGGCAATTGCACTGACAAAATTTCCCCTACGGGCGGTTTCAAAAGAAGATTTTGATCGGCAGCTTCTAAATTCTAAATTGGAATCACCGTCACTTGCAAAGACTTTTTTCGGGTGGCTGGTTCCATGCTTACAGGCATAGCGAAGTGGCTATGGAACAGTGTGTGGGAATATACGAAAGGTATTATCCTCACAGAAATCCTTACTCTCTTTCGGATTAGCCTACCTCCGTTAGTAATTAGTGTGCTTATATGGATTTAGTCAAATGACAGTATAAAGTTGCCTGTTTCAATTATCAAAACAGTTGAACCAGGTGCCTTCGCCGATTTCTTCTTACGGGGCTTTTTTACCTTCGGCTTTTCTACTATTTTTTCTACTGGCTTTTCAGGTTCCATATCATAAGAGCGGAAAATTAATACAATATACTTTCGCAGTTATTAAAATGGATTTCGGAGAATTGATAGGAACAATTATTATTTCTCTGTATACGATGCATGTCATTCTATCTTTAGTTTAATATCCGCCACGCCCTCTACGCCGGATACCACCACGCTTCATGGTGCTTAGTTCAGTATAAACCAGTGAATCAAGTGTATCTTTCTCATCACCTACTGCACGAACAGACTCTTCATCGGGATATTGATCTCTAAGACCTTCTATGAGTGCCTTATAGGAACGATATCCTGTTTCTTCTTTTACATCCTTTACTGTTGGAAATCGCTTTCGTGCATCATCTAAATAGGAACGCCATCCAGCCCATGTATTCCATGGTTCTACTGGTCGTGTAGCTGCATATTCTGCATGTGTTATAGTTTTTGGTTTTCGTGCTGACGCAACACTCTGTAACGCAGCCTGTTGCTCTTCCTGGCTGCCAAACTGTTCTGCTGCCGCTGCGGCCGATGGAACTGCATAATGAACGCCACCTAACTGAGTAGATACAAATCCAGTAGAAGGCTGCGATGATGTGGCACGAACGGATGGTGTACGATCTGCTGTCAAATGGATAGTAGGTGTATCACCCTGAAAAGGAAGCGAACTCATAATGGGCTGATTTACGGTTGGAGCAGTGTTCTGATTATATGATTGGACGATTCGTTTGCTTGGCTTACGATTGGGTTGGATGTTACTGGGATTCACATTAATCATAATATCATCATAGAAGTTGCGTCCTCGGCCATACATCTTATCGCCCGTTGCAATAAACTCATATTGTGTCATAGGACGATAGGCCACTGGTGCAGAACCATAGGATTGCGGACGGAGTACCTTCGGAAGTTCGCTATAGAGCTGTCCTGGAGTCGCTAAACGACGCTCTGTTTGATATTGTCTTGGAGCATTGCCTGGGATAAGATAAACAAAATCACCCACATCCACTTGTTTTTTGGCACGACGCTTACGCTTCGGAGCCTTACGGCGTTTGCCACCCCGTTTATATACCTCCTCTATTTCTAACTCTTCTGAGGGATCCATTATACTACTGGAGAAGATTATTGTTTGGCCTTCCACTCAATCGGATCAAATCGGCGAAAATAGCGGATCGGCTGCGAATACATATTGATATGCAAAAATGAGTATGGTTCTGCCGTAGCGAACTCATAGAGAGCCATTAACTTGTGTTCGTCCGTTCCGATTTCCTTTACAAATGAATCCAGTTCGGCCTTGTTTTCCGTATGAAAGAAGGAGATACAATCCAAGTTGGAACGGATTAAGGTAGGCAAGTAAGTGTTCCATTTCTGCAATAAGTAGATATTCGTTAAATTCATGTGACGATTCTGCGTTGCTAACTTTGTAATAAGATTAGCCTGTTTGGATTTAATCATGTGGATACAGTCATCATAGATGATACAATAGTTTGGTTTGCCCTTCTTGCCCTTCTTCTCACGCCGTTCTGTGTACGCCTCACACTTAGCAATGATATCCTCTAAGACATCATTATTGAGCGTATCGTAGTATTGATCTTCAATGTCTTCCATGAGAGGTGCCATCTTATCATCGTTAGGTGCCGTAGGACTGATAAGGAAGATTAAATCAAAATGCTTGTACCATGGCGATTCCTTCTTCATAATGAGATTGAGAAGTAGGGTCGTTTTACCACCACCTTTCCGTGCAATCAACGCATAGTTACACGGTTTCAATGGTAGCGGAGAAGATTTATCCGTACATTTTTGTTGGTCGTATGGAGCCAAGGCTCGTGTTAATTCACTGGAGCATACCTGCATCTTTATAGAGTATGCGATTAAAAACCACCACGACCCCTCACACGCTGTTGACCCATAATCATACCACCTCTCTTTGCTAATGCCTCTTCACCAATATTCGTTACATCACGGGCAATATCCGTAAGCTTTACACCCAACCATTTGCTAACATTTGGCATTTCCTCAATCAGTGTTTTCAGATCCTGTTTAATCCATGCACGGCCTTCCGCATCTAAAAAGCCACTCGCATCTGCCAGGTTCATCACAAAGGACTGACAATTATTTTTAAGAAAATCATAACTGTAAAAATCCTTACCCATTTTGGTTCGTGCATTTTCCAGTAATTCCGCAATGGTAATATTGCCTTTCTGTTCTCCCATATCCAATGGATAAACCTCCGCCTTGCCTCCTTGGTTTAGATACGATGGTTCCTCCCGGGCTTCTAATTTTTCCAGCTTTTCTATCACATACTTATCATTCACTACAATCCCCGTATGGAACACCTCATCAAACCCCGCTTTCTTCTTTAGATCATTCCACTTACCCGCTGTAATCAACTGGACGGCAATGACACCAGGTGTAGCAACAGGTGCACGAACCATCTTCAAACTGGTGATTGGTTCACGACCATGTGCTTTGATGAACTTACGAAAACGCTTAGGAAGGTGAGTGTCGGATGTGATGCTGCTCCACATTTCCTCAAAATATGCACTCCATGAATCATCCTCAGCCTCTTCTAATAGAGTGCCTCCTTTTTTCATCCTAACATAATCTCGTACAGGCTGTAAGTTCTTCCTCATATATTATGTGCTTAGATAAAAGAAAAAGATAGGCCGTAGTAGATAGAATGTCTATTAATGGCTCTTCCAGTACCTTCTTACCCTTTACCATTTCCGGCCTCACCGATGCCACCTTCAGTAATAGTAACATCGGCAACGGCATTGCCACCACGCTACAAGTTACGACTGCTACACCATCTAAAATTGCTCGGTTTGACGCAAACCAATATCTTGTGAGTGCAGCAGTGGATGTTACTGACCTCGTGCCTTATAGTGGTGCCACAGGTAATGTTTCGCTTGGGAGTAATACCCTTACAGCGAATAAAATAGTAGCTCCCACCGCAGAAATTGATGTAGTGAAGGTCATGTCCGCTGGAGATGATTATTCATTGGCGGTAAATGCAAATAATTTAGAAATCAAGAATCTAACCACGAATCTAAAAGTCTATACAGACGGCGAATCATTATGGGTTCCTGAAAGGGTATTTGCAGGTGATACAGTCTATTCGGCGGATAGTCAACTAACGGGCAGCCAATACTTTAGATATGGTTTACCCAGTCAGTTCTCTGAGGGTGTTAATATTAACGACAATTTCCAAATCTCAGATGATACTGGGGCGGCCGTGTTAGAAATCAGCAAAGCAACGGGTACTACCGTTGCTGGTTTAACAAGTCAGACGGGTAAGACTGCGAATCTGAATAGTGCGATCAAAACCGTTAATAATCCATTGGCGATTGGTAATCCAGGCGTGAATGCACCTGCGATGACCGCCGTCGCCCCTTCTACTTATACCCTTGTATCGGGTTTTTGGCGGTTTGTATCTCCCAGTTCCACCACGGGTTCCATGCAGTTTCCTCCTTACTTTACCACGACTTCCAATCAAAAGTATATTCTAACGCTTACAGGTTGTAGCACCAATGGAACGGCTCCTGTGGTTGCCACTGTGTATAACGCAACGACTCTTGTAACCATCAGCGATGCTCCGAAGACAATCACGAATACCGCCAGTACCATCACCTTTACTTTTACCACTGGTTCTTCCCCATGCACGGTCTACATTAACTTTTCGGCGGGTGCGATTAACTACTTCGTACAATGGTCGGCATTAAGCGTCCAAGAATGCGATACAGAAGTCATTGGAAGTCTAATCTTAGATTCACCGATTATTAGCAATGTGACACAGGCTGCTGGAACAACCACGAACTTGGCAGGTGGTCTACTTGTGAATCAAACCTCAACAGGCGTAAGTGCAGCGACTTTTACGCAAACGGGCGTTCCTGCTACTGCTCCTTCTTGTACCCTAACCTACTCTGCTCCTACTTATACATTGGCGGGTGCTGGTGTGTTGGCAACATGGCTCGGATCAGGAACAACCTACATCACAGGAGCCAAATACTACTTTACCTTTGGAACAATGTATGGAAGCCAGGCTTTACAACTGCAGGTCGTTCAGTATAATACCGCTGGTTCGGCCTACATATCCATTGGTGATTATTATTATGGCGTATCTACCACCAGTAGCACCATCTCAGGCTCGTTTGTTCCTGGTTCCAATGTTTCGTATACTGGTTCCATTCTTTTTATGTTTGTTCCTACGCTTACCTCACAGAATGTTAAGTTCAATACCTTCACCATGACTCGTGCTGATACGCAGATCACAGGCATTGCTACTCTTCCACCCAATGCAGGAACGGCAACCTCGGCTCTTGGTCTTAATTCTTCTAATCAGATTGTTAGTTATACAGCTCCATCATTCTCGGGCGTATCCGTTGGCTATGTTCCCTACGAATCCGCAACCGATACTTTTAGCAACAGTCTGATTACGCAGTCGGGCAACACGATCGCCTATAATAACTTCTCTGTTGCCCCATCATCTGATGTAGGTTATACTGGTGCTTCCTTTACTGCTTCCACGGGTATTGGATCCATTACTTATTCGGCTCCTACTTACACGGCGAACTCCTCGGCATCGTACCAGGGTATTATTAATCTTCCCTCTCTTGGAACTACTTTCCTTAATCTTCCGTGCCTTGCAACATTCACCAATCTTTCCTTTCCATTATTTGCAGTCGCACCCTATCCTTACTTTACTCTTACATCAGGAGCAACCGTTGTATATACCAGTGCAGTTGGTGCATCAGGTACGATCAACATTCCATTCACACCTACTTCAAGTACATTATTCATTACGATTTACTTCAAAGCTCCTTTTACCCCATTTACGGGTGCTGTGTTTTCATGGAACACTTTTACAATGGGAGTCTATACTGCAACAATGACTGGAAAGGCATTAATTGGTACAACGAACGCCACTGGTCTTCCTGCTATTCTTCAATCCAGTTCAAGTCCGCCATGGTCGTCGTCTAATAGTTTTGGCGGAGCATCGCCCTTATATCCAGCCCAAATCTGTGCGTTTCACCCTGGCGGTCAGGCACTGTATATGGGGTCGTTTTACACGGGTGGTTCTAATCAGGGTTCGGTCATTCAATCCTCTTCTGTGTATTCCAATGCCGATCATGCAAGTATGATCGCTCTTAATCCAAACGGAGGATTCGTTGGAGTAGGAGCGATTCAACCTACAGGAACATTTGATGTGCAGGGTATTATTCGTATGGGTAATTATTCGGGTGGTTCATACGATAATATCCAGTTTTTGCGTGGAACAACTGGTAGTGAGTATCCCAACATTCGGTGTCAAGAAAACTATTTTGGATTATATACTACCGCTGCAGGTGGTTGGGTCAGTGATAGTCAGGTTGGTGATATGGTAATGCGACCTAATGTATCCTTTCGTGTAGGGAGTGGAGGTGCTTCTTTTCTTGTCTGTCATCAGAATACGAATGTAGGAATTGGTAAAGCCACACCAGCCTATAAGTTAGATGTTGCTGGATCCATGCGAGTTCAAAGTGGTGATAATAGTATGTGCTATTATGGAGCGAATGCTTCATGGGGTGCGAACTTGGTGGTTGGGGCAGGAACGGATAAAGCAGGTGCAGCGACCGCTCAGGTGATTTCAACCAACGGAAATCTTCACTTAGACGCTGGTAATAGTAATGCGATGTATTATGGATACTATGCTAATTCTCGTGGAACACCAAACCAGCACTTATTTTATGGTAGTGATATACAATTTTCAACAGGCATACCACAAAATACCTCACCCTACTCTCATGTAGTAGTTATGGACGGTAATTCTCTCAGACGATCTCAGGCCGTCATAAATCAAATCTATAATAGCAACAGTGTAGCATGGGGTGGCGGTGTTAATCTCACCTATGCCTTCTACAATTATAATTCAACAGTTGCCGTTTGTATCCAAGGTAGGTATTCGGGCTATTGGACGGGTTCTTATACCGCTCAAATGTTTGTTCGTATTTATAATCAAAATAGTGGTAATTATTTCACATTCACTCATAATACCTTTACAAACAACGCCTATAATCATGTCACAGTTCCACTAAATTGTTATATAGGTAATACAGGTAGTGGATGGAACGATGTCTATGTTTATTCGTCGGGCTATAATACGGACGGGAACGATCAGCTACAAATTACTGTTTTGACTCTTCCTGTTAATGCTTATTAATAGGGGGACACTTCGTTTCCCCCTTACCCCCTCCTTCCGCCGTGTGGTTTGCGTAGCGTAGGACTCCCACAAATAATTTCTGATCGTATCATAAAGATGGAAACCCCAATTATCGTTCAAAGCGACCCAAAGGATTATCCCTTCAAGAAGTTCTGCGACGAACAGAAGCATTTAGACTGCGACGAACATCGCCATAAAATCAAACCCATCTGTCATGTTGTCGTTCAAGACTTTAAAGGAGAAGAGCATTTGTTTTGTGATAAGTCGCAACGGAATGCAGAGGGAAAGTTCCGACGACCAAAGAAGCTAATAGAAGCAGAACAGCGTGGGTTCAAGTCTGTTGCAGAGATGGTGGAGGCCGATAAGAAAGCCGAAGAGGATGCGAAACAACAGGAAACAGTAGATCTGAGGCGACAACTGGCTGACCTTACGGCACTCGTGCAGCAACTCCTCAAAAAGTAGACCGGTATAAAATTGAACGGGGCGGATTCCTCCGGCATTTTTGAGTCCGGCGTGTCTGTCGGTCTAAACTATTTTCTCCGATTAGGGTATAGAGATGCCCTCCCCCACCATTCGTTGCGAATTTTGCGAAAACCATGAAATGCGTCGTGACGCTTATGCCGCCCATGTAAAAGCCAAACACATGAAAGAGATTGCTACCCTAATCCTGGAAGAATTTAAAGAGTGTGATTCAAATGCGATTGCTAACTATGCTGCAAATCGTTCTACGATTTCTATGGCAATCAATTCTAATTTGTATCAAGATGCTGAATATTGGTTTGGTGTTAAGCCACTCTTTTATATTAGAGAGAGCATTGAAATCCCCTATGTAGAAGGACGACCTGATACGAATCTGAAAGGATATCCTGAGGATTTGGAACTTTCCCAATACTTAAAGAGAGAGGAGAATCTCATCGCTCATCGTAAGTTCGTAGAAGAAGCACTACAGAGCATCTCACTTATGGATTTTATAAAGATTAGAAAGAATCTGATGATTCGTAATCCTGATGTAACTATCATGCAAAAGGAACTTTCTACACTTCGTGCCGCTCATAAAGAATTAGAAGAGAGTTCAAAGAATCAAATAGAGCGACTCAAGAAGGATATTGAGATGTGGAAGGAAACCGCAGATGAGAAGGAGTTTATTGCTGATTTGAAAAGGAATCTATCATATTATAAAGCACATTCTGCTCGTCTTAAGGATGAATTAGAGTATACTAAAAAACTATACCAAGAGAAAGATCAAGAGCATGATGAAAATGTGCGTTCTATCAATCAGAGCCGTTGCAGCGAATTAGCTCATTCATACGAACAAAACGATAAGTTAAAAAAGGAGAATACAGAACTAAAGGAAAAAATGGAGGCAAAAGTTCAGAAGCTCTTTGAAAAGAAACTAAAAGAAGAAAAGAAAGAAAAGGAGAAAGCTAAGAAAGCCCTAAAGGAAGCAAAGAAGAAGAAGAAATTAGCGGAGATGTCTGATACAGATTCTGACTCAGGATCTGATTCCGATTAGGGCTAAAACACCTATTTTGGTTAATATACGACATCAAAAAATACGCCCCAACAACTTTTAATACGCCCCACAGTACCTCTAAGGTGCTGTGGGGCTTCTTTACATTATAACCTGAAAATATATGGTACGCCCTTCACATTGTAATGTATTTACGACTCTTTCTGAAAAACAGTATCCATATTTTGTTATAGGGGCTAAATATATATTGAATAGTATGCCTTTTGGGGTATATTTATACAAATGGAATTTTGGGGTTACTAAAAAAAATAAATAATTAATTATGAAATTTTCTATCGTTGGTACTCCCAGGGTATTTCTAAAAAAGTGCCAAAAGGCAAGGTTTTTAACATGATTTTAGCCCCACATTTCTAATGTAATTAACGACTCCTCTAAAGAATTGCCACTCGTATTTTGTACCCGAAATGGGTGGATTTTTAGGAGTACGCCCTTTTTTCGTCCATGGGTCAAAAATAGGTCACATCCACACTTTCAAAGCGGGGATGTAATCCATTTTCAATTTTTTCTTTAAGTTCTCTTTTATTACCACCCACCATAGAAGGAGCAAGTACCCTTAACCTTCATACAGGCAAGAATCTGTTTTCCCAGGCAAAGACGGGCAATAAGCGTCTGTTCCTCATTAGAGAGGTGGCTAATGGTTTCGTATTCTGTTTCCGTTAGATCATAGTCAAAGTCTTCTGTGATGGTAAAGGAGCCGATGTGGCAACCGACTTGAGCTTCCAGCTCATCTACCTTTGCCTGGACGGCATCTATATCCAGGCACTCATATCTTGCACCCTCGCCCTCGTACCAAGTCTTAGATTCCTCTTCACCCTCTTCCTTCATCTCGTCCAAATGCTCTTCCAGCGATTCATAACAGTCTTCGCAGAAGGATTCCTCGTGCGGATTCTCTACTTCGCAGCCGCATACATGGAAGTGGTGGTTTACTATCTCACCTGCATCAAAGTGAAGGGCATCTCCTGAGCCTTGAATACCGAACCAAAACTTTCCATTGATATCTCCGTAATAATAGCGTCCCATAATTGATGTGTGGCAACTCAAAAAAAAGATAGCCGCCGCCGTCAATTTTTTTTTAAAGATTTATTTTGATTTTTTACTCGTTTGATTCTTTCTCATCATCGGACTCCGCAACGCAGTATTTCTTAATGTAACCGTACACAGCATCACGGTTGGATTTATTGGTAAAGGCATAGGAGAATCCCGATACCATCATTCCCAGGCTTAACGCCAACGGGCAATACGCTTCATGGTCGGATGTTTGGACGACAAGGAGATGGAACTTCTTGTCGTCCAGTTTAAACTCCTTGTTGTTGCATTCACGGATTTGGATTTTTCCATCTTTCGCAAGATTCTTCCAGAGTTTCATCTGTTCCTGCATTTCTTTCTCATTGTAGACAGTCATCTCACCCAGTCCTACATGGTAGGTAATGGCAATGTCGGATTTGACTTTTCCCTGAATAAAGAGCCGCAGCTGACGGGTCATATCGGGAATGTGAACGGAACGATATCCGTCCTTTTGCAGCTTCTTGAGCGACTTCTTGAGATCCTTCTCGGTTGGAATACGATTATACGCAGACATGGTGGTAATGGTTTGTGGCAACTCAAAAAAAAGATAGCCGCCGCCGTCAAATTTATATTTTTGATTTTTTTAGATTTTTTATGCTAGTATTTGTATCAATAGAGATAAGGCCAAATCTTCATCCGACTCAGGACGACATCCCCACGATTTTCCACGGGGCATATTGACATCAGGAAGTTCTCCATCCAAAGGAATATTACGCATTTCAAACTCCATATTAGCCTTCTCACATTCTACAAGAATCATGTAGTAAGGATGCTTTTTACGAAAGTGCGTAATCTTCTTGATTGCCTTTTTAATAATATTGCAACACATGCACGGAAGAATAAGATGAAGACTATGAATCATGGTTTGAGTCACCTAAAAAAATAACAGCTTTTGCCGTCAATTTTAATTTCTATTTTTTAAAGCGGATTCTGTTCGCAATATTCGTTATATGCAGTAAGTGTAACATGCTTTTGTGTTTTCTCATAGATAATGAGATAGACCAATGCACGGGTAGTAGGGGCAGTCCGAAAGGAGCCGAAGTTATCAATGTAGAGCTGAATGGCCTCTTGGAATCCATACTCAGCAAGGATATCCATAATCTCATCCGACCAAAGCCCAACAACAAGTTCATCGCATTCCTGGTGCATAACATCATCCTGCACCAACTCATGAAACCGATCCTCGTCCATTTCTCCTTCGTTATCATTTTGGATTCGCTTGAAAATCTCCTCCTGAAGAGAAGCAATGGAGTCTTGAATGGTGTAGCACATGATAGGGAATTGGGTCGTCTTTAATATCTCAAAAATGGCCGTCAATTTTATATTTTTGAGAATAAATGGATGATTTTTTCTATAAGGAGCAAGTAGATGAGAACCTTAGAACTATTTGCGGGGTCACAGTCATTTACGAAGGGTATTAAGCGAAAATATGTAGACGCAGAATGTATTACCGTTGATCTATCGCATCATTTTAAACCAACCCATCAGGTTAATTTATTAGAATGGGATTATACAATTTATCCTCCCGGCCATTTTGACATCATTTGGGGAAGTCCTCCTTGTACTCAATATAGTAAAGCAAAAACAAGGGGAGTTCGTGACTTAGAAGGGTCTGATAATTTGGTTCGTAGAGTATTTGAAATCATTGATTATTTTAAACCGTCCGCTTGGATTATTGAAAATGTAGGAACAGGTCTACTTGTTACTCGTATGAAAAATATAAGAGATGTTCCTATTTACATTACTGATTATTGCTGTTATGGTAAACCCGTTAGAAAACGAACAGCACTGTGGAGCAATAAGACATTAGATTTGAAGTTATGCCCTGGAAAAGGAAAATGTACTCAAATGATTGATAGCAAACATAAATCAAGCGTTGGAAATGGACGATATGAAATAGTAAAAATCAAAAATAACATTCCGTACGAACAATTTGTTAAAAAGAATGGAATACCCGAATCATTAATTGATACTGTAATTAATCAGCTTAAATCAAATTTATGATTCTATCTCAATGTCCTACTACCAAAGGAACAGAGAGGCAATCATTGCACGGCAGATGGAGTATCATAGGAAAAACAGGGAGAAGTACCTGGCATACATGAGGGAATATAATAAACAGTACTGGCTCAAACATCGCCCTGAGCCGAAGCCGAAGAAGGAGAAGCCACCGAAGCCACCAAAGAAGGAGAGGCCTCCTAAGCAGGAAAAACCGAAGAAGGAGAAAAAACCCAAAAAGAGCGAATGGTATGTACCGCCTGAGCCGAATTATCCTATGAAGATTGAAACGGGCAATTTCGTACTTATTTTTTAAGGGTATGATAGAATGCTTAGTTTTGTAAAAAGCTTGTGGTTTCGTCCTACGGCTACTACGGCAAATACACCCGTGCCTGTTCCTGAAGGTGAAAAGCGAAAAATTATTGTGTTACCACGGGGTCGCCATACACTAAGTCCTTTACGGATTCTTGAATGGTGGGGGCAGCCAAACCCCGAACAGTTGGATCCGTTACCTGAGTATCCTGAAAGCCCCAAACCTACTAAGCCATAAAAATAATCGCATAGAAGAGTATAATGGGAATCAGTTGGAGCGATGAAGATCGTCTTAACGACATGTTAAAGGAGGGTGAGGATTACATGCGAAAAAATGGAGAGGAGGTTCCAAACGACAGTACGCAGAAGGTTCCTGAGTATTTTGATACAGGCCGTGCAGCCATGCGATATTTTACTCAGGTGTACTACAAAACCAGTCCTGAAACAAAAAAGCGTCTTTACGGACAGAAATTCGTAATTGGTACGGGTGAGCCATTTAGCTATGCGGAGCGAAAGCGTAAGAATCTCCTTGACCCCGAAAACCCGTTTACTACGATGAAGGGAGAAGGAGAGGATATGGTTATTAATTGGGTGCTTAACAATAAGGATACCATTGCGGGTGCGGCCAGTAAATTAGCCCGTGGTGGTCGCCTGGAGCAACTCTCTGCAGCCGATCGCAAGTACATCCTGGATCATGGTACACTTCCTAATAAAATGCTAAAGCGTGGGCTTGGTGGAGATATCCTGGGTGCAGTAGGTAATTATGTTGCTCCTGGTTGGGGTCAGCATCTTGGCCGTGGTGTGGGTGATGCACTTCAATCTTATTTCGGGTTCCGTCGTGGCGGCCGCCGTGGGTTTTAAACCAACTTATTTTCTAATTCAAAAGTATAGACATGGGAAAATCGTCCATACCGGCACCAGCAGGTGAGGTCGTACTCGTTCAGAAGCCAGTAGCAGCCGCAGAGCCGCCCAAGATTCGTGAGATTAGTCAGAAGCAGTATGAGAAGCTCCGTCCAAAGAAACCGCTCTCAGAGAAGCAGCAGGAGAACTTAAAGAAACTCGTGGAACGCAATAAAGCACGGGCAATAGAACGCCGTGCCGTTGTAACCAATGCAGTGCCTGAGGTCGTTCCTGAGGATCAGGAGCTTGTGATTGTGAAGCCAAAACGCAAGTACACTCGTAAGCCAAAGGAGGAACCCAAGAATGAGATTATCCAGCCCTCCGATACGGAAACCGCAACAGAATCGGAATCCGAAGTTGAGGTACGGAAGCCACTTCCACTAAAACGCATTAACACTCCTAAGCCAAAGAAGGCTCCTAAGAAGCCTGTTAAGTATAAGTACGAAACAGAAACAACCTCTAACGATGAATGGTCGGACGACGATCATAGCAGCGATGATGATTATGAAGATCCACGGGTACAGAAGTACCAGGCAAAGGCACAGGCTCGTATCCATGCCGTTCAACAGATAGATCAGCGGATTCAGCAGCTGAAAAAGAATCCTTATGAAAATCGCAATCTTGGTGTTTTTTAATCTTTGTATAGAGTACAAACATGCCGAAGAAAGCAAAAGCTCAAAAGAAAGGTCGTGGTGGTGCATCTATGTGTTGCGGTCGTGGTTGTGCGATGTGTGGCTCTCCGGCTATGAAGCGTGGCCTGGGCGGTGATATCCTGGGTGGTATTGGTGGTATGTTGGCTCCTGGTTGGGGCGGTCACCTTGGCCGTGGCGTAGGTGATGCCATTGGTTCCATGTTCGGTTTTAAGAAGGGTGGCAAACCAGTCCGGCCTCAACAGAGCGTTTTTTAAACCATAGATTGAATCTGTCTATTAAATAGATGGCGTTCAATCTTCGCTTCTTCAGAGGAGCAACCATAGAGCAAATCCGTAATGCATTAGAATATCAGCAGCACCTTATTACTCCCGAACAAGAGGAACAGTTAAAGAAAGAGAAAGCGATTCCAGTAGTAGATGAAGTTCCTAAGCTATGCAATGAAGTCATTGTCCCAAGTACTCCGGTTGGAGCCGTGGGAGTCCCTTATCAGCAACCGCCCCCTCGTAGAATCACAGGAACATGCTATCACGATAATTAACGAAACAGATAGTAAGAATGGCGGAAGTTGCCCGTTATACCTTTCATATTGCATCCAACCAGCGAAACTCGGGTACGAACACCGATATGAATATACAACTCTCACAGATCATCACCCGTTTAGCAGCGAAGAGCCAGTTACAAGTCATCGTCCATGGGATAACCATACCCTTCTCATTCTACCAACTTTCAAGTGATATTGCAACACTGGGTGTAAGTGTAAACGGATATGCACCCGATGGAACTATTACTCTTGCTACTGGTAATTATACAACAGTTAGTATTCTCACGGAACTCAGTACCAAACTCACCGCATACTGTGCGGCATTGGCTCCTACCTTTACTCCGACCTTTAACTTTACCTATAGCACCACAACAGGTAAAACAACGCTGGTAAGTAACTCTACACGGTCTATTACTCTCAAGTTTGGATCTAACACGAACCTGGGGCTATTTTTTGGGTTTAGTGCGAATGCTACTTTTACCAATGTTAGCACAACAGGCGATAAGGCAGCAGTTGCGAACCCCGTAACTTATTTGCTTCTTCGTTCACCCTCTCTCCGACAATTTAAGAATCGTGAATGGGTTGTAGAAAAAGATACATTTTCGGATATTCTTTACAGAATCCCTATTTCTACGAATGTAGGAACCTATATCCAGTGGTATGGTGATTCAGAGCGTGTGGTACTGGTAAATGATACATTATCCCTTGTTAATTTCTATCTTACAACGAACCTCTCTTACACACCCATTGATCTACAAGGCCTTCCATTCTCATTCCATTTAACGATTATAGAAGTCATCCAACCCGACTACATTCCGATCACGAACAGTACACTTGTGAATATTGCAGTAGAACCTCCTACAAATACGGAAGAGATTGATCGGTTGCAGAAAGAGCGGGATGATGCACTCCGACGGTTAGAGAACTATAAGAAAAAACTAACTAAAACAGTAGATAATGTTCTATTACGGAGAGAAGGGGAACCCCGTCCAAATCCTCAACAAGAGGCCTCGTAATTACTCAGCAGGTGGATTCATTAAGGGGCATCCAAATATACAGACTCCTGAGGAGGACACTATTAGCAGTCTGTTAGAATATGGTTCGCTGGTTATTCCCGTTCCTGTGATGCAGTCCGGCATTATGGATCACTATAAGGGCAAATTAACGCATACACCCACAAAAGACCGCAGTAAATTAGCTCCTACCATTGTTATGCCTGGTGAAATGGTAGTACATAAGAAATACGCTCCGGCTGTGGAGCGTTATTTGAAAAAGCATGGGATTACCTTACCGTTACCAAAATAAAACACATAGATAGATAGAAATGCCGTTAGTTCAAATTCTTGTATCAAGCGTCTTAGGACAGAATAACACGGACTTTGTTGTTCCTGTATCCGGCAAGTGCAGCATTCGTGTGCTGCATGTTGCGTTTCATCATGTGGAGGCCAACACAAACTCACGCAATATTCAGATTCGTTCGGATTCCCTTTATTTCCCCTGGTCGCCTACACGCTACATTACCTTCATTACCAATCCTCAAGCAAACCAACAATACGATTCGGGTCTTCATGAGTACCACCTACAGAATGTTGTTCTACAAGGAAAGATTGGAATTAATGTCGTCCAAGCAACAGGTGCGGCTCTACCTGAGGGTGCATGGAGTTTGCTTCTTACGATGCAGATTGAGAAGATTAACGACGAATTTAATGCCCTAACAAATACCACAACTCCCAGTAGATGATAAGAAAAGGACATTCTAACCACTTTACGCAACAGCGGGTGGACTATATGAATCCAAAGTATGTTCCGTTAATTCCAAACCCACCGGCAGAAAAGATTGTGAGAGATTTGGAGCCGATTCGCCTCATCCGCCCAAAGATCAAAAAGAGCAAGTTCCAAAAACACTAACCACATCATTCTGAGAGCGTTTTACGATATTTTTTATTCTCTACCCCAAGTATAAAAGATGTCGTTGCATACCGTCGGTTCAGACACTAAGTATATCCTCCCTGCTTCGTACGATTCGGTTCCCCAGGCGTTTCAGTCTAACAAGTCAGCTAAGCCCATTCCTTGCTCGTTACAGACTACAAATGTCCCTGCCCTGACAGCATCGTCAAGCTTCTCCGGTACATCCATCATCCAATTGCCATGCGGATCTTCGGCAGGGATCATGATTAATCCATACATTCGCTTTGATGTCGTGTATGCGGGTGGTGCGGCTGACTCTCGCTATTCATACAAGGGTTCCACCAAGTCGGCCTCGGCACTCCTCAATCGTGTCAGCACCTACATCAACTCGGTTCAGATTGACAACATTCAGAACGCCGATCAAGTGTATGACACGCTGTTCGCCCATTCTACTTCCAACGACTGGATTTCTCGTGATGCAACGGTACTGATGCAGTCGGGCGTGGAAATTACGGGTCAGGTTGCCCCCCAGGCTCAAGTAACGCACATTCTGCCATTGATTGGCTGCCTTGGCACTCAGTCGGGTATTCCACTCTACCTGTTTAACGGCACCCTTCAGATCCAACTGGATTGGAACTCGTATGCTCGTTCCATCTATCTTCGTACGGGTACAGCTCTTACGGGTGCGACCATCTCAAATGTGCAATTGGTGTACGACAAGATTTCGGTGGAACAGGCCTTCGTGGATAAGGTTCGCATGGATATGATGAGCGGTCAGAAGTATGTTCTTGGCTACACCAACTTCCAAAGCACAGCTCTTGCTACCGTTGCCAGTGGTACCGCTCAGCTGAACTACGGCCTCAATGTTTCCTCGCTCCGTGCCTTGGTGGCGAACCAGGTCGTTTCAGCGGATCTTGCGGATGCAGCTACGGAGGGGAAGTCGGTTGTGAATGGTGTAACACAGTTCCAAGTGAGCTTGGATGGACGCTTGGTAAATTCAAATACATTGAATGCATCGGTTTCTCCGGCTCTCGTGTTCGCTGAGCTTAACAAGTGCTTCGGCCGCTTGTTTGATGCTTCCATCTCAGACACCTGCACCAATGCCACCTATCTCACCACGGCGTTTGCGATTGGTGTATCGGCTCAGCGTTGCAATGAGGCTCTCGCCTTCTCGGGTTCGCCCGTCAGCGTTCTTGGTCTGCAGACCTCGGTCGGTGCCTCGGTCACAACGATGTTCTGCACCTTCATCTCGGACTACCAGCTGTTGGTAGATGCCTCGGGTTCGGTGGAGATCGTTCGTTAATCTAAAGGAGAACAACTCTTATTCCATGACAACTTATTGGGAGATTCAATATAATCTCCCCTGCGTTGTTAGAATGCCCTATACCATTCGGAAATGTCCGAACCAAGACGCTTACAAAGTGCATTCGCAGTCCGGCCGACCGCTAAGCAAAAAGTGTCTTCCTCTTGAACGGGCTAAAAAACAACGCACGGCTGCGATCTTATCAGAGATTGGCTTGTCCCGACCAGGGACATTTCCTTTGGGACGCACGAAGGCTAAAAAGTTCATAAAATGATCTATGCCGATATTATAGTACCGCAATAGATTAGAATGTATACCATACTTCCTTATACAAAACAACAGGCTAAGAAGATTGGTGTAATGGTAAAACCAAGCACAGATTCAAAGAAGAAGGTGGATGTATTCCAAGATGGAAATAAAGTAGCTTCCATTGGAGCCATCGGCTATAAGGACTATCCGACTTTCTTAAAGGAAGACGGGAAGGCCGTTGCAGAAGAACGCCGACGATTATACCATATACGGCATAAAAAGGACGCTGCCAAGAAAGGAAGCCCAGGATACTATGCCTCACTTCTCCTTTGGTGAGGGTTCCTTTTTCACATACTTAAGTGCCATCGTTAGATCGTGACCCATATTGGTGGCAGTTTCTTGCATCATTGCCAATGCAGGAGCGTCTTTATACATATCGGTTAAATAAATGTGGCGTAACATGCTGGTGCTAATTGGTTTCTCAAAAAACGAATAGAGCATACAAGTAAGCTGCGTGGGGGTAATCTTATTCTCCTGGCGTGAGTTCATAAGGAGCCATTCGTGGGGGTTCAGCTCCGACCATCGCTTCACAATCTTGTAGAGCTTGGCAGGAATATCCAGGCTCTGCTTACCATACTTCTTTACGGTCTTGTACTGGTTAAAGTGGAAGTAGGGCTTACGCTTTTCCATCTTCATGTAGTTATCCTTCGTTTCATCCACATTACGCAGTTTGAACTCCGTGTAGTCCAATGAGCGGCGTGGCTCAATCAGCAGTAAGCAAGAGAGAAGTACATAGAGCTGCACTCGTGCGAACTCTCGCTTATCCAGCGACTCTTTCTTCATAATAGGAACAACCTCTTTCTCAAGAGCATGGTATTTCTGCATGACTTCCGCAAGTGGAATATAACCTTCCTTCTGACGCTCTGTCATTTCCTGCTTGTTGAGTTCCTTCTCATAATCTTTACAGTCGTCCACCATTATTTTGCGGAAGGCCTCCACTACCTTATCCGCACCCTTCGCTTTCTCAATAAACACAATCAGTGCAGCAAGGCGTGTTTTGCGAACCTTGCCAGGAACCTCCCTGAGATGATCCATAATCTTCTTATGGTTCTCAATAACATCATCCGGACTCTCCAAGGGAACTCCGATCTGCTTAGAAAGATTATTAATGATGCTGGTGTAGGTTCGTAGCGAACCAGGGGACAATTTCGGGCGATTGGCAAGAAGTACTTTTTCCATTCTATATTAACCGGAGAGTTTATTTTCAAACCATATCACGCATCAATTATTTTTCCTTCAATCGCCAGTAGACACGCCAAATACCAAAATGAGTGTTTCATTTTCTGCCACCGTGCAAAATGTTTGCAAAAATGTGGGTCACATTTCCATTTTTGGATAAGCATTTCTGAATCCAAAATAAGCCAATCTTCCCATTTTGGTTCGCTCATTTATTTAGGGCAGAGCATTTAATCGTTCTTCCGCTTTCGCAAAAAATGTATCGTCTTTCTCAATACCAAGTGCATTGCGTCCCATTTCATAAGCTGTAAAAATAGAATTACCTGAACCAAATGTAGGGTCTAATACGGTTCCACCAGCAGGACAGTAACGCTCAATGAGCCACCGATAAATAGCATCGGGTTTCTCTGTAGGATGTTTTCCTCTACCACCTTGCTTTTTACCTTCTATTTCAATTACACTTACTACACATTTCTTACCATCTTCAATCGTAGGTGAGAGTATACCTGAGCTGGGACGAAATGCGTGAGAAACCGAATCGGATAAATGCGTACCATCTTGTTTTGTGCGTCGTGTTACTCTGCCAGGAGCATTTTCATCTAACCGCTGATAAAATGCACCCGCTTTACTAAATACATAAATCATTTCGTGAGATCGCATTGGCATTTTTCCTGATGTTAAAAATGAAACACCTCTTCGTTTATTCCATACCAACTCATAACGAAATTCATTTGGATTGCTATGAATTAAATCGTAACCAAATTTAGTCGTGCAAAAATGTATGCATGGCACATTTTCATTTCTGCGGATGCGTTTAATTTCTTTCCAAAATGCGTCCAAATCAATTTTAACATCCCATTCGCATTTTCCGATCATTTGCGGTTGATCTGATTTTCTTCGTTTCTCTCTTTCTTTCCCACCACCACCACGCAAACACCCGTATGGCAAGTCACAAATAATTAAATCAACGCTCTGTGCCGGAAGCTCCTTCATAATTTGTAGGCAGTCACCATGATAAAGTGTAAGTTCAACCATCTACTTAGATGCTGGGTTTATTTATGATGATAATCCACATGCATTTTGCTTCGGAACATAAATGACACGCTTTACACGAAAAAAATGTCTAATATAAATTGCGGGTCATTTAAAAATGCGTTGTAATAGCAAATAGGTAACTATTTGTGCCTCAGGGGGGTGTCTTTGGGTTTAGCGATAAACCAAAAGATTGATGGTTTATGTGTTAAACCAAAATATATAGCGTTTTAAGGCTTAAAACATTAGTAAAACCGGTTTTGTTTAGGCTTTACACTCACTTTACGCATATAAACCCATATATTTCACTGGTTTATGGCATAAACCATCAATCTATTGGTTTAACGCTACAATTTTCTTGATTTTATCTTGAATTTTTTTGGATGGCATAGCTGGTTGTGCGACAGGTGGGCGTTGAATGGGTGCAAGTTGTGGTGCTTCGGGTGGAAACTCCTCCTTTGCAGCCTTTGGTACTCGCTTCTTTGGAGCCGCCTTCGGAGCCGCCTTAGAAGCCGCCTTCGGAGCCTCTTTACCTTCCATCATTGCCCGTACGGCTTTGTGACCCTCGCTACCTACTTTTGGGATGCACCACTTCTCGTTACCCTGATTCCACTTCTTTAGAGCTTCTATCCACTTCATATACTCATACATAGATTATTTTCTTTTCCTATAATACAAATGGAACCCCGTGC